ATCCCATATATCCAAACCGACTGCACAGAATGTATATACTTGCATGACGATCCTTTCGGACGGTGGCGGCGTGCGTACCGCGAGACCGCACTATGGCATACGACGTAGTTGTTGTCAAGCCGTGCCAGCATCCGCGCCGAGCCCCCTGGACCTTGTGACATGCGCGGACTATGGTAAGATCGGGTTGTCGCTGATCGTCGGCGGCCAGACTGTAGAAGAGCAGACCCGGCGGATCATTGCGATCCCGTAGCGTAACAGTTTGCGATACCCCCGAGCGGCGGATCCACGGTACACGGGGGCACCTGGAGCATGGCCAGAGGGTGAAACGTGGCCGCCTATGGGAAGGCGGGACAGTCTGGCAAGTAGCCCGTCCCATACGTGGCCTACCTCGCGCGCGACAACCGACCGCCTATACGGGATGTCGCCAGTCGAGTAGACGCTGCCCATTCACGGGGCGAAGCACTGCTCGCTTGGCTCTTACCTCACCACCTACCGGGATATCACTCCAATAGCACGATGGGAGAAGCGTACCCGGGAGTACTGCATGTGCCAGTGTGTCGCACATCCGGCGGCCACAGTGGGCGATGGACGTCTCCACAGCGTCTCGTCGTCTGGATCTGGAGAAAATACACGTCATGACATGTGCCCTTGAGCCTTGCGCCGACGTGCTGGCGGCTGGCGCATCTGGTTGCGCCTTGGTCGGCGGGTGTGTCCTGGCGCGCTTCGGCCCTGTGCCCAAGGCCAAGCCTCCAGCACCCATCCGACGTCGCCAGCGGCCGCAGGTGCGCTTATTTGGTGAGGCTGTGTCTCGGAGTCGGCGGAAGCGTGATCGGGTAGGAGGGAAGCCCTAGGCCTGTCCTGGCCTAGGGCTAAGTGGTGGTGGTTAGTCGTAGGTGTTGGATGTACAGCCGACTTGACCACAGTCGTGACAGTAACCGCTTGGATCTAGTGGCCGGATGTCGTCCGGGTCGATGCTATGCCGCTCGTCGTCGCCGATCATGACGGCGACAAGGTTGCCTGTCCGGACCTCGTATCCGCTCCACTCAGTGTCTTCGTCCGGCGCTGTTTCCCAGCCGAGGATCTGAAGGGCAATGCCCGGCCAGAGCGTAGACGTTACCGCGTGCGGGTACGGGTTTGGGGTTTCAGTTTCAAAGTGTCGAGAGTAGCGATGATGGAGCATGGCTAGTTACCCTCCATTCGTCTGCTTTTTCCACCGCGAGCGCATGCCGTTTCAAAGTTGGAGCGGATCACAGCGCGGCCACCGACGATCCAGCAGTACAACCCACTATTCGAGATCGCGCATTGCTCACACTCCTCCCTGTGGCCTGCCATTAAAAAGCCACCATCTTGGGTAAACGAAGCCGCGTCTCCCCATTCGCCATCCGGAATAATTAGATCAAGCATCGACTCTACTCCTTAAGGGTGGCACGGCGTCGTTGCCATGCGATAGGTGTCACCTTACCAGTAACAGCGTAGTATGTCAAGATGTCCAGCCGGTGAGCGTCGCCGGATGCGTGTCGCGTCCTGTGATAGGCTGTGCATAAGTTGTGGATAAGGCTGTGCATAACCTGTTGACAGGCTGTGGAAAAGCTGTGGATAACTCCGAAACCTAACCTGTGGATAACCTGTGGATAACCTGTGGAAAAGAAACGGATCGACTACGCGATCGCCGAATGAATATAAGGACCGATCTGGCGACCGCAGCATTTTGAGGGCATCGCGATGACAGCGACGGCGCATCCTGGGCACAACCCGACGGGCAAGAATGGCCGGTCTGCGGAGGTGCTCTCGGCACGGCAGCAGCGGTTTGTGGTGGCGTATCTGGAGGATCCGGTGGGGAGTACGGCGGCGCGGGTAGCGGGGTATCGTCGTCCGAAGGACGCGGGGTCGAGGCTCTTGCGGCGCGCGGCGGTGTGTGAGGCCATTGCGAAGGGGCAGGCGCGCGTGTTGGCGCGGTCGTCGTTGACGGCGGAGAAGGTCTTGGAGACGTTGCATTTGATTGCGACGACGGACATGCGGGATTTTTACACGGAGGACGGGGCCCTGAAGCAACCGAAGGACTGGACGCGGGCGCAGGGGTTGGGGGTCAGTTCGCTGGACGTGGTGAAGCGCAATTTGACGTCTGGGGACGGGAAGGTGGACACGGTCTTCAAGGTGAAGCTCTGCGATCGGGTGCGGGCGCTGGAGAGTTTGGCGAAGCACTTTGGGCTCTTGGTGGACCGGGTGGACCATAGTGGGGCGATTGTGTTCCAGCACGAGCAACTGGACGTCCCGGTGACGGTGGAGGCGGTGCGGGTACCGGAGACGCCATGACGACCGCGCAGCGGGTGGTGATTCCCTACACCCCGCGACCGCTGCAGCGGGAGATGGGGCACTTTGCACGGACGAAGCGGTTTGGGGTGTTGGTCTGTCACCGCCGGTTTGGGAAAACGGTCTTGGGGGTGAATTTAGCGCAGCAGACGGCGCTCCAGTGTCCGCACGACCGGCCGCGGAGCGCCTACATTGCGCCGACCTATACCCAGGGCAAAGCCACGGCCTGGGATTACATGCAGCATTACGCCAGGCCGGTGCCGGGGGTGGAATTCAACCAGTCCGAGCTGCGGGCGGACTTTCCCAACAAGGGCCAGTCCCGCATCTACGGCGCGGACAACCCGGATAGCCTACGCGGGTTGTATCTGGACCGCGTCATTTTGGACGAATACGGCTTGCATCCGGCCAAGACGTTTTCCGAAGTCATTGGTCCCACGCTGGTGGACCGTGGGGGCAGCGCCTTGTTTCTCGGCACGCCCAACGGGAAGAATCAATTCTACGACATCGCCATGTTTGCGAGGGACGCGCAGCGCGACGGGCACCCGGAGTGGTTTTACCGCGAATGCAAGGCGAGTGAGACGGGGCTCCTCGACGCCGGCTATCTGGCCTCCGCCCGCTCGGTGATGACGGCCGACGAATATGCCCAGGAATTTGAGTGTAGTTTTGAAGCCTCGGTCAAGGGCGCGGTGTACGCGGCCGAGCTGCAGGAGGCACGGGACGCGGGCCGCGTGACGACGGTGCCTCTCGATCCGGCGCTCCCCATTGATACGGACTGGGACTTGGGGGTCGGAGACGCCACCGCGATCTGGTTTAGCCAATCGACCCGCAGTGGCGACATCCGGCTGATTGACTATTATGAAGCCAGCGGGGAAGGCTTGCCGCATTATGCCGCGATGCTCCAACGCAAAGGCTATGTGTACGGCACCCACTGGGCCCCGCACGATATTGCCGTGCGCGAGTTGGGCAGCGGGAAGAGTCGATTGGACGTGGCCGCGAGTCTCGGGCTTCGCTTTGCGGTCGTCCCGCGCGTGCATGGAGAAAAAGGCCAGGAGGTCGAGGCCGGGATTCACGCGGCGCGGCTGTTGCTCGGGCGGTGCTGGTTTGACGCCACCCGGACGCGGGCCGGGCTTGAGGCCCTGATGCACTATCGCCGGGATTATAATGCCCGCCTGGGAGAATTTACCGCCCGGCCGGTGCATGATTGGGCGGGTCACGCCCGCGACCGAGGCGGGTTGGATGGGGATGTAGGAGGACGCATGACGCCGACCGAAATGACCCGCGCCCTCGACCGCTTTCGGGTCGGGGTGGAGGCGGATGAAGAGCAGCGGCGACGGGAAGTCAACGCGCTCCGGTTTCAGGTGCCCGCGCTGGCATGGCCGGATGACGTGAAAGAGCAGCGCAAGCCGCAGATTGTCGGCGGGGTGGCGCTCCCGCAGCGGCCGATGCTGTCGATTCCGAGCCTCGACCAGCCCATTCAGCTCACGCTGAACGCGGAACGGGCCGCGAAGTTGGGGATTCAGATTCATCCGGTGTCCGAGGACGCCGATGACGAGACCGCCGAGGTCATTCAGGGCCTCTATCGGCGGATTGAAGTGGAGAGTCGCGCGAGTCTCGCCCGTACCTGGGCGTTTGAGCGCGCGGTCAAATGTGGACGAGGGTATTACCGCGTCCTGACCGAGCCGGACCCGGATGCGGGGAGCCCCTTCGACCAGAAAATCACCATCAAGCGCATTTTGCAGCAAGCCAGTGTCGTGCTGGACCCGTTTGCCCAGGAATCCGATGGGAGTGACGGCCAGTGGGCGTTTCTCGTCCAGGATATGCCCTGGGACGACTACGTGCGGAAATATCCCCACAGCCAAATGGCCGCCTTTGACGACGATGAGTTGTCCCTGGTCGGGATGAAGACGCCGAACTGGGTGACGGGCGAAGCCGACTCCGCCGGCCGTGCGGTGCGCGTGGCCGAATACTACCGGCTCGAATATGCGACCCGCCGCCGCGTCCTCCTCGACGATGGCAGCGAT